ATGCCAACAACCGGGCCTGTATTCGGAAGTTTCAAACATCAGATCGATGTGTTTGTAATTCCGATCAGGCTCTACATAGCATCACTGCATAACAATGCTCTGGGAGTGGGGCTGAACATGAGTAAGGTATTACTACCGCAATTTGTAGTCAGCACCGCCACTGAATCAATCTATAAAAACGATACCAACAGAGGGCAAGTCAATCCAAGCTCACTACTTTCATACTTAGGAATAAAAGGTTTCGGATACTCCAAAGTCAATTCAAGTTTACGAAGATTTCCTGCGATATTCAATCTGGCGTACTGGGATATATTCAAAAACTATTATGCCAACAAGCAAGAAGAAAAAGCATACGTAATCACCGGAATAAACCATATCTGGAAGAAAATCAGCATAGGAGATGGGATCAAGTGGATCAGGGAATGGACGGAAAACAGTGCTCCGACATACGATGTCAGGCCGACAACTGAAAAACCAAGCTACATCAAACTGGAGTTCGAGGAGAATGTCTCGCCCGAAGTGGTCGGCGAGATCCAGCTCAGGACGAATATTCCCGACTCAGCGGAGAAAATAAACAGGCTGACGAAAATCGGTGATACCTATGTATTCGAACGAACAGATCCAGACGCACTAGGACTCAGGGAGCCAAGCAACCCGAGAAAAGCAACCAAAGTCTTTGCGTACAAAATCAAAAGAAACATCAAGATCGCATTCAACGAGGATACAACCGGAGAGCATATGATAACAATGCCGGATAACCAAAAAATCAAATTAACACCATTTCCGTTAAAAAACATCGACGATGAACGAACTGCAATCTTAGCTGCACCCAGCACATCGGCATATGAATTAAAAAGTACAAAAATGCCATATGCAGCCGCAATACAAACCATACCACTACCAAGCCATGACGGGAGAAAAAAATATAATAGCTCAAACGCGTGGTATTCGCAAGCAGGATTAGCGGTAAAAACATACCTCAGCGACAGATTTAACAATTGGCTAAACACCGAATGGATCGATGGAACAACAGGTGGAATTAATTCAATCACAGCTGTAGATGTAACCGACGGCAAACTTACGATGGATGCTCTGATCCTCCAGAAAAAGATTTTCAACATGCTGAACCGCGTAGCCATTACAGACGGCACCTACCAAGCATGGAGGGAAGCAACATACGGAATCAGAAGCGCAATGCTGCCCGAATCACCTATATTCTGCGGCGGAATGCAGAGCGAAATTGCATTTGATGAAATCGTATCAAACTCAGCAACAGACGAAGAACCACTGGGAACACTTGCCGGACGAGGAGTTGCAACTATGTACAAATCAGGAAGGGGCTTGAAAATCAAATGTACAGAACCTAGCATGATCATGGCTCTGGGATCGATCACACCTCGAGTTGATTACAGCCAGGGCAACAAGTGGTGGACAAGACTACAGAACATGGATGACTTCCACAAACCAACATTAGATGCAATCGGGTTCCAAGAACTAATCGCAGAAGAAGCAGCAGCGTGGAGTACAGAAGCTACCGGAAACTACGAACTCTCATATCAGTCACTAGGAAAACAGCCATCATGGATCGAATACACAACAGACGTAAACGAAACATACGGCGAATTTGCCGCAGGAATGCCGTTAGCATTTATGTGCTTGAACAGAGTGTACGAAGAAAACTCGGATCACACAATCGGCAACGCGTCAACCTACATTGATCCTACGATATACAACAACATATTCGCAGAATCGAGACTGAGTTCGCAGAACTTCTGGGTACAAGTAGCATTCGATGTAACAGCGCGCCGAGTAATGTCAGCAAAACAAATTCCAAATTTATAACACCATGAAAACAACAATAAGCAGAAAAGGATGCATCAACGATCCAGACCTCACATACCAAGCAGAACCGAGGGAGGTAAAACTGAGGAAAATAATTAGTGGAGAATCCAGCAGCATGGAAGACGGAGTATTCCCAACAATCTACACAGAAAAAAAAGACGGGGTACTACCCGAGTACGACATAAGAACGGATCGATTTGAGGTGGCAATAGATGCAATCGACAAAATCAACCAGAGCATAGCAACCCAGATCGCGAAGAACAAGGGCGAAACTGAAGCCGCAAAAGATTTCGGAACAGAAGTAAAAACCGATTCCGAAAAAAGCTAAAGCAGTCGTATAAAGATCAACCAAAACTCAGAGAGGGGGGATGATTCCGCCCCCCCTCTTTTAACCCTCGCAAATGCGTGTGGTACAGGGCGGTAGACATTTATACATATATAACAAGAACATAGGTATAAATTCTTTTAAAGAAAAGAACGAAAATGAATTTCGAAGATTTATTGAAATTACTCGAAAAAGGAGAAGGCATTGCAAACCCTCTTTCGGGAATTATAGGCGGCGCATCAGGAATCCTCAATATGCTAGGCATAGGCAGGAAAAAACAAATGAGGCAGCAAAAAGAGATGGTAGAAAACGCGGCTAAAATAAATTACAAGTACGGAGAAATGGCGGCGGAGAATGCGTTCGAAAGACAGCAGGTATTATACAACAGAACCTACCAAGACCAAAGCTATGCCAACCAAGTGGCACAAATGGATGCAGCAGGATTGTCTCCCGGCCTAATGTACGGCAAAGGAGGTGCCGGAGGCGGGGGAGCCGGATCAACAACGGGCGCTCCAATGGGTGCAACAGGAGCCGTAGGCGCAGGATCGGCAGCCGATCCGAATATGCAGTTGCAGGCACTGATGTCCTTGCGACAAGTACGAATGAATGAACGGAAGAATGAAGCAGAAATCAACCTGCTCAACACACAGGCAAAAGCACTCGAAGCAGAGGCAGGCAAGAACAGGGAAGAAACCACAACAATAATCGAAAAAAGAATATGGCAAATAAAACAAGAAATGTTCGAAGGCTGGAAAGGCTTTATCAACACAGCAAATCAACTATGGGACCAGATGGTAAAATGGCAACCCACAGAAAAAACAACAATCGACGGCAAAGAAATTGAAATACCTAAATACTTCGAAATAGAGGATGACAAATTTGGTAAAATCGTATTCGGAGAAAAGTCATTCCAGGGCGATATGATGAAAGCCGAAAAACAGATCCTCGAGGGAACAGCGGCGATTAAAACTTTGGAAAGCATATATGCAGACGAGAAACTATCGGCAGAGATCAACAAAATAAACGCGGACGCATGTAGCGCAATGGCTCAAGCTGCATATTTTTACGCAGCAGGCAGAAACCAAGAAGCAGAGGCAAAGGTGGCCGAAGCAAAAAGAAGAACCGAAGAAGCAACCGCAGATCTACGAGAACTCCAATATTGGACCGAAATTGCAAATACAATCCTCAAGCTGGCACAAGTAGTAGGAAATATGGTAATTGGAGGAAAAACAGGAAAGGCGATCAGAGAATTCACAGAAAGAAAGATGAATAATACTCCCCCCATGAACTCATCAACAGTAACGCAGCACTATGATCCAGAAATGAAATTTAAGGGAGTGGACAAAACTGTAACAACAAAATGGTAGCAAAAATGATTTTAAGGGGGCAAAATTCAATTAAAAACAGTGTGCCTATATCCAAGTATCATAGAGAACCCAAGATACGCCAAATCGAACAAAAACAGTAATGGAGTAAAAGATCGTCGTCTAAGATGGATCCAAATTCCATGCGGACATTGCGAAGAATGCAGACGCGCAAAAGCAAATGAGTGGAGAGTGAGATTAATGGAAGAAATAAAATCTAATCCGAAAAACACTATATTTGCAACGCTGACGTTCTCCGAGGAAAGCCTAAAAAAACTAGAGTACGACGAAAAAGAACCAAACAAAGCACCTCAGAGGGCAATTAGCCTATTTAGGAAGCGATGGTGGAAAAAATATGGAACACCACTCAGACACTGGCTAATTACAGAAATGGGACATGACAACACCAAGAGAATACATCTACACGGTATTATATGGACAGATCTAACAGAGGAACAGTTCGAGAAGGAATGGGGTTACGGCTGGATATTCTTTGGACATGAAGTAAACGAGAAAACAATAAACTACATCGTAAAATATGTAACAAAAAGAGACGAAGCTAATCCCGAGTTCAACGGGAAGATATTCACTTCAAAAGGGATTGGAAAAGACTATATAAACAAGGACTCACTTAGAAGGCATAGATACCAGGATAGATTTACAGAGGAAACGTACAAAACAGACTCAGGAATAAAAGTCGCACTACCAATGTACTACAAACAAAAACTATGGACAATCCAGGAACGCGAAGTCCTCCGAATCATAAAGGAGGAAAAACAAGTAAAGTACTACAACAAAACTCCTATTGAAGTAAAAACAATAGAGCAATACAGAGAGTACGTAAACGCAGTAAAATATTGGCAATCAATTAAAAAGTATGACGGAAAAAGAAAGAAAGGAAATATGTAAAGGATATGCAGATTTGATTATAAAGAAAGAAAAATTGATTCGTGAAATATGGGAAGTAGAATTTGCAATCAAAAAAATAGAAGGTATATTGACGCGGAACAGAATTTTAGAACCTGTAAAGGCAGAGGAGGAATTGGAGACAGATCCGAAAACCTCATAGAACTGATTGGTATAGAAAGAGTATCTCGGCGAAACTTTGAATATGAGGGAACATTCTACGTGACAGAAGATGGAGAAATGTATGACAAAGAATATGTAGATACTAATAAACCACTAAGAACCGGCGTTAAATTCTACGAAGTCAGCAATTGGAAGTACAACAAAGGAAAAGAAATGTACGAACCTATTATCAGAAGAATAGTAATGATCAAAATCGAGGCTACTCAATTATCACTAAACCTATGAATGAAAAAGTAAAGAAAATCGTAAAATGGATCGCAGTAATAGCAGCTGCGATCGGCGCGGCAGCCGCCGTGATCCTGGAACAGGGGTGTACTCACAAGCACCATCTCAAAGCAAGCGGTGTCAAAATCGACACAATCGAAGTAACAACAACAACAAAAATTAAGTAACATGGAAAAGAAGTTCAGAAATCAGCTACTTACTGAAAGCAAGACAAAAGAGGAAGAAATCAAAAATGTAAACCTCGAAATCGAAGAAAGAGAAGTATCAGAAAACGGCCCGTTCGTACTGATCCGCAACAAAAAGAACAAGTGGGTAATCACAACATGCGGCGCACTCGTAAACGGGAAAGAGTTCGACACTAAAGAGGATGCCGAAGAACATCTGGCTAGAAAAGAATGGGACGACATCCTAACAGCAACACTCATATTTTTCACACACGTAAAAAACCAAATGGAAAACACTCAAAAAGAATAAACTATGAAAAAGACATTAGGAGGAGACAGACTCCGAAGCGAAAGCAAAATGGAAGTATACCTGCCTAATTTCGGCAGATCGTCTCACAATGTAGGAAAAATAATCCGAACAACACAGGCATGCGGCACGATCGTTCCCTATTGGTGTCAAATAGGCTTGGATGGAACGACGTTCTACGTCGACATCACAACGAAGGTGAAAACCATGCCAACAACCGGGCCTGTATTCGGAAGTTTCAAACATCAGATCGATGTGTTTGTAATTCCGATCAGGCTCTACATAGCA